TAAACATACCGCAGATTATGCCCTTAAACATTGTGTTGAAATGTATAAATCCGCTATTACAAACCATAAATATGATTTAAGTAAATTTAATATAACAGATATGAGAAAAGATAGACGACGTAAAAATTTAGTTATAGAACCAGCATCAGTTAGTAAGAAAATAAATTCTATTTTTATTAAAGAATTAGGATTTATCAAAAGTAATATACCATTAAATACAATCTCACAAAATTCAATCCTTCAATATGATACACTAAAGAAAACATATATAATAATTACACCTAAGAAAATAAATAAAGATAATTATTTAGAACAATATCATAAATGTGGCATAGATATAGGGGTAAGAACATTTCTGACTACTTATTCTCGTTCTGATAGTAATGAAATTGGAACGAATACATATAAAACAATTGATGGAATACATAATAGATTAGATAATATACGGAAAAGTAAAGATGAGAATATAATAACAGAAAATAAATTTAAAAATATATATAATAAATACAGTTCAAAATTAAAAAATAAAATAAATGATTTGCATTTTAAATCTGCAAATTTTTTATTGTCAAGATATAGGAAATTAATAATTGGGAAGGTAAGTACTAAGAAGATGGTTTCCAATCTGGATGGCAATTTAAAAGAAATCACAAAAAGAAGATTAATGGCTCTATCTCATTATCGTTTTAGGATGAAGTTAAAACAGATGTCAGTTAAGTTCGGATGTAAAATATTTGAAACTAATGAGTATTTAACGAGTAAAACATGTTCTAAATGTAAATTCATAAACGATAATCTAAAAGGAAATAAAATTTATGATTGCCCAAATTGTAAATTAAAAATAGATAGAGATATAAATGCCTCCATAAATATCTATAAAAATAGGACTCTATCCCGTTCTGGTCCTTCAAAAAAAGTTGAAAAGTCTTTAGTATTATAAAGAAATATCAACTTTTCAGTAACGGATTGTACTAAAAAATTGAAAAAAAATTAGTTTAATATTGTATTATTTACAATAGATTAATATGTGGTGTGCGCATATGTACTTGATTACACGTATCACGCAGTTCTTCCGAACAAGCCCGTTGAATTTGGGTCGATGGAACATCAGCTATAATGTTGATATAATCAACAGGAAAATTGATATGGCAAATATTGATAATTGTGGAATTTGTTCTGATTAATAATCATATGTATCATATGATTCGGCGGGTGGTGGCATTACCCGAGGTAACATTTTATAGTATTCCGCTTCATATCCACCGTGTAGTTGGTCATCTTCTTCTGGTTCAGGTTCTTCGATAATAATATTATTATCAAATCTGCTCTTTTGTTTATCAATATAGAAATAAACCATAATACTAATAACAAACATTACAATTGCAATCCCAATCCAATTTTTTTTAATAAATATCCATATATTAAAAAATGTATCTGTAAAGAAATTTTTACTATTTAATTCTAAACGTTTTTTATATAATTTTTTTAATACACTAGGTTCTATTAATTGAGGTTCCATATTAATAATAATGATATTTTATATTCCCCAATTGTGTGCAGTGCAATTCGCATGTGCAGACTTGCGAATTAGCAAACATAACTGGTTATATTGCGCACACCACAATTAAAGTTTATTTATATGAGATTTGTAAATCTTATATAAATAAAAATTGATTTAATTATATTTAAAAATTATGTTATTTATATATAATATGACCCAAAATAACGTAAAAGAGGAATATGAGTATATGCTCGACCCTGCTAATTCCCGTCTAACTGTTTTCCCTATTAAGGAACAGGAAATCTGGGACCATTATCGCAAGATGCAAAATGCAAATTGGGTTGCTCAAGAGGTTGATTTTAGCCACGATTATGAAGATTTCCTCAAATTGAATCCCAATGCCCAGCACTTTATTAAGATGGTACTGGCATTTTTTGCTGCGAGTGATAGTATTGTTAATATGAACCTTGGAAAACGATTTATTAATGAAGTAACTGTTTTGGAGGCACAAATCGCTTATAGTTTTCAAATGATGATTGAGAATGTTCATGCAGAAACTTATTCACTTATGATTGATAATATTATAAGAGATAAAGAAGAAAAGGCGAAATTACTAGATGGAATTGAAAATTACAATTGTATTAAGATGAAGGCAGATTGGGCAGTTAGATGGATTAATAGTGATGCACCCTTTGTCCAACGAGTGATTGCTTTTGCTTGTGTGGAAGGCATCTTCTTTAGTGGTAGTTTTGCGGCGATTTACTGGATTAAAGAAATGAATCTTATGCCCGGATTGGTTCGTTCTAATGAGTTTATTTCTCGCGATGAGGGTATGCACACCACAATGGCGTGTATTATGAAACGTAAATGTAGTACCATCTTGGACCAAAGTATTGTTCACAATATGTTTAAAGATGCTGTATCAGTTGAAAAAGACTTTATTTGTGAAGCAATTCCTTGCTCACTTCTTGGTATTAATAAAGAACTAATGAGTCAATATATTGAATATGTGGCTGATCGTCTTCTTGAAACACTTGGTTATAGTAAGATTTGGAATGTTGAAATGCCACTTGATTTTATGAACAAGATTTCAATGCAAGGCAAGGCGAATTTCTTTGATGTCCGTTCAACACAATATCAAAGTTCGCGGGTATTGAACCCAATAAAGAAAGATACATATGATAATACAAATGATGATTTTTAATTTATAAATAAAAATAATTAGAACTAATTATTTTTATTTAATTTTAAGGCTCTTAATAAGTGGAACCGGGAATAAGTTTTTTATTTATTTTTAGAACAAATAACTATTACAATTGTGCGCGTTGTAATAGCAAAGATAAATAAAAATAATCATACAACAATCACATAACAATCACACAACAATCACACAACAATCACACAACAATCATACAACAATCACACAACAATCACACAACAATCACACTCATTCTCCTCTTCCTGCTCAAGCAGTGGGGTTGGAACGTCATCCTCCATCGCAAATGCAGAAGTTGCGCACGCATCCGCAATGATCTTCTGAAGGAAGGTTGTGTCGATTGAGTTCGCCGCCATCCTGAGACCACGAGGAGCGTTCGTCCGGTAGATCTCGATGCGAGGCAGAAGAATCTCCAGAAAATCTGCAATCTGGAAAAGTCCATCTCTGAGAACGGGAGAAACTGCCTTTGCAACATCGACAGTTGCGTACACGTAGCCAAGTGCAGAGGAAGGATCACCGCTATGTCCGGGCGTGAAGACAATGTCGATCCGATCATCCGTGCTAGATGGATAAGGACAGAGGTAGCCCGTCAGCTCGGGGCACATGTCCCACACGGTCTTTCCGGATCCATCCTTCTTGAGAATCCTTCCGTCATTGTCCCCAGGCTTGCATGCGCGTGTATGCTTCTTGACGTCGCAAAGCAAATCACGCCCCTGCATGTAGACATCGCCTGCAGATGGAAGGTGGATCTTGATGCGGTGTGGGAGATCGACAACAGGTGCACACTGGATCACAATGCCCTCAATGATCTGAGAGCGAACAAGTTCAACGATGCGGTCAAGTGTAGACTGAAGATTGAGGTCCATTCCATCATATATCTGCTTGTTCGCGAGTGCAAATGCACTAAAATGCCTGTTGCACTCGCGCTCAAAGTCGCGACGTGCGTATCCGTAGGCGATGTCATTGATGACAAACATCGCAACATCCATAGACATCACATCGGTGAGGATGTTCATGGAGTGTGGGACGCAGGTTGTGACAAACCACAGTGTGTTGCGCACCAGATGATCTATGTACTTGGCGCACACTGATCGATCGTAGTATGCGGGCTGTGCCGTTGGTGCGAACACGACACACTTTTGCTTCTCATCAAAGTGAAGATGATCGAATGCCCCATCGGGACGGATCTGCGGAGGATTGATGTTCTTCTTGATGAGCATTCGCAGAAAGTCCCGGACGATGATAGTGTCTGGATCCGAGCGACCAATGAGCGGGCAGATGAAGGCACCAATCTCCGCCTGAATGTCTGCGCCGAACTCGTCGTCGAATACGCGATCGAATGTCGTCTCAAACATGCTGTTCAGCGTGTCTGTGCCGGGAGTGATGTTCTGGGCGAGAAATGTAGAGCAGAGCTCCCCAAACTTCCCAGAAACCAGACACTTTAGGTTATCGCGGAAAGCTGTTGCGTTCGCGGAACTCAGTGTAGGTAGAGGTCCAAAGGTCAAAGATGCGTCCGCAGAAGACGAAGCAGCTGCGTTTGTGGCAGGGGTATGGTGAGTTGGAACAGAGTTCCTTGTCTTGTCCTGGTTGATGGGAGATGAATTGGTGATATGGTCCATTGTCTTGTCCGGGATTGTCTGTCCGTTTGGTGTATTCAAAAGAGTCCTATTCACGCCAATGGGTGGCGTTTGATAGGTTGTCCCTGAAGGAACACCGTTCAATGAGGAGGATCCAGACAGGTCCCCCTCAATCCGTTGGATTGAAAGGTGATCTGAATGACCAGTACTCTCACTCCGATGAGCTCCAATAAAGGTGCTCTTAGTGGATGCATCTGCTGTAGATGACATGTACTAGGTCTGTTTATTATGGAGAATATATATTTAAAAAATTTCAATTTTTTATTTAAATGTTCGGGTCGCACAAATAGCATACACGCCATGTTTAATCGTGGTTCTATCAAGTTTATATAATAAAAATTAATAAATTTAGAACTATGTTCAAATAAATATTAATTTAATAATATTTATTTTTAGAATTATATTCTAAAAATAAAAATTGATATTATAATATATAATGTCCACTACCCTTAACTCTCAAATGTTCGTTGTCAAAAGAAATGGCGAAAAGGAAAAGGTGATGTTTGATAAAATCACCCTCCGGATTAGTAAATTGGTCCAGCCAACTGAAGCAGATATCATTGACCCTACAATTGTGGCTATGAAGGTCATTACTAGTATTTATAGTGGTATTACCACTGAAGAATTAGACTTGGAATCTGCGAAAATTTGCAGTAATATGGTCACTATTAATCCGGCATATGGTAATCTAGCAGGGCGTATTCTAGTTAGTAATCTTCATAAAAAGACTATGGATAGTTTCGTTGAGAAAATGGAGGTTATTCAAACCAATACTGGTCTACTAGATAAAGAATGGCTTGATTGGGTAGTATGTAATCGAGAAGCTATTAACAATATGATTGATTATGAAAAAGATTATATTTTTGATTTCTTTGGATTTAAAACTCTAGAAAAGAGTTATCTTATCAAGAACCAAGATACGGGGGCTATTTATGAACGCCCTCAGGATATGTTTATGCGTGTAGCTAGTTATATCTGTATGGGTGATTTGGATAAGATTAAAATTACTTATGATATGTTGGCAAATAAGGCATATACTCATGCATCACCTACCCTCTTTAATGCCGGAACATGGCGCCCTCAGCTTTCAAGTTGTTTTCTTTTGGGAACAAATGATAGCTTAGAAGGAATTACCACTACTTGGGATAGAGTCGCACAAATCAGCAAGTGGGCGGGTGGAATTGGTCTCCATATTAGTAATATCCGTGCAAAGGGTAGTATTATTAAGGGGACAAATGCACCATCTTCTGGTATTGTTCCTATGCTACGTGTTTATAATGACATTGCACGATACATTAATCAAGGCGGTAAAAGAAAAGGTAGTTTTGCTATTTATCTTGAACCACATCATGCGGATGTTCTTGACTTTCTTGAATTGAAGCGTAATATTGGTGATGAAAATGAGAGAACACGTGATTTGTTTCTTGCTATGTGGTTGAGTGACTATTTTATGCAAATGGTTCGTGATAATGGAGAATGGTATCTGATGTGTCCCACTGAATGTCCAGGATTAACAGATACATACGGTGAATCATATACACAATTATATAAACAATATGTGGCAGAAGGTAAATATAGAAAAGTAATTAAGGCGCGTCATCTTATGGATAAGATTATGGAATCACAATTTGAAAGCGGTGTGCCTTATATATTGTTTAAAGATAATGTTAATAATAAGTCGAATCAAAAAAATATCGATGTTATACGCTCCTCCAATCTTTGTGCCGAAGTGACTCTTGTATCCAATAATGAGGAACATGCTGTGTGTAATTTGGCATCCATTTCACTTAATCATCATTTGGTTCCATTTAAGAGCGAGAAACAATGGACCATTTACACTAAGGAAAATTGTAAATATTGTAATTGGGCAAAAAGTTATTTCAAGTTTAAGGGTTTTGATTATGTGGAGAAAACAGATGACCCAGAAAAGAGACTCGAAGAATATCGTAGCGAACAAATGCAAGGCATAGAATGTTTAGATGGTGTGTGTCGCCGGGGTATTATTACTTATCCACAAATCTTTTATGGGGAAACTCATATTGGTGGATTTACTGATATGATTCAATATACTGCCGATGATTACGACTATCACGAATTGTGGAGAACAGCTTATATTGCTACCATTAATCTGGACCACGTCATTGATAAAAACTATTATCCAACTCCTGAAACTAAATGCTCAAATTTCAGAAATCGCCCTATTGGGTTGGGTATCCAAGGTCTTGCGGATACATTGGTATCAATGAAGATTCCATTTGAAAGTGATATGGCATTGCGTTTTAATCGTAATGCGATGGAAACCATTTATCATGCAGCATTATCTGCCAGTAAGGATATTGCCAAGAGTAGATACGAGGATATGGAACATTTTATTACCACAAATAGTATTGATATTCCTGAATACTATGATAAGGACTTTCACTTGGAGGATAAGATGCTTGATACAATTTATCACCATCATTATATTAATAAGTGTGAACTTAAATTGGTTAGTCATTATGGCGCCTATAGTAGTTATGTAAATTCACCAATGTGGGAAGGTAAGATGCAACACGATATGTGGGGTGAAGAGGCGACCGTTCAAGATTGGGATGAATTGAGAGAAGAAATTGCAATTTATGGTGTAAGAAATTCTCTAGTAACTGCTCTTATGCCCACTGCCTCAACATCCCAAATTATGGGGAATAATGAATGCTTTGAATGGTTTACTAGTAATGTATATACAAGAAGTACATTAGCAGGTGAATTTCCAGTAGTCAATAAATATCTGGTGAATGATTTATTGGCGATTGGTATGTGGAATGATAATATGAAACAACATATAATTGCAGCTGATGGTTCAGTTGAACTTCTTGATATTCCACCAACCTACAAGGAATTATATAAAACAATGTGGGATATTAAGAGTAGCTGGGTCGTAAAGCACGCGAGGGCTCGCGCTCCATTTGTTGACCAAACCCAAAGTATGAATATTTATATGGCAATTCCAGATGATAGTAAACTATATAGAACACTAATGTATGCGTGGGAACAGGGATTAAAGACTGGGTCATATTATGTGAGAACCAAACCAAGTGGAACCATTAAATTTACTGTAGATGCATCAATTGAGAAAAAAGTAAAAGAAATGAATGATGCAGAATGTGCATCTTGTAGCGCATAAATATAAATAAATTTTTTTCTAAATATTATTATATGGATAGTACAAAGTCGTGGTTAATAGCCTTAACTGTTAGTTTAGTTGGGTTCATAATTTATGTTTTAATGCGTTTATCTCAAATGCAAGATGAAATTTATTTTGCAACCGGCCTAGCGGTTATGCCTGAAGATACATTAAAAGAAAAAGGATTATTATATGAAGGTTTTACAAATGTAAAAAATATTGATATAAAACATATTAAAAATATTTTACAAAAAAAATAAAAATTGATAGTGTGGGTTTGATTTTTTTGTAAAAATCCAAACAAATTCTTATTATTCCCGGTTCCACTTATTAAGAGCCTTAAAATTAAATAAAAATAATTAGTTCTAATTATTTTTATTTATATTTGGGATCTTATTATCTGAAATAGGGAATAACTTTATTTAAAAAACCGTAAGGTTTTTTAAATAAAAATTGATTTATAAACATTAAAATATATAATTATAATATATTTTAATGTTTAACCTAAATGAATTTCACACAATTGTCGCTGAATGTCGATATGGGCAGCCCATTGATGGTGTCCAATATGGAGGACAATATATTGCTGATAATATGGGATTAACTGTATCTGAAACCATTAAAGAATTTAATTGTATCGATGGAGAAGATAAATGTGCATATAAGAGACTTAGCAATAGTATTTATAATGCTAATAGTAAAACTTTGGTACTAGGTGGAGACCATAGTGTTGGTATCAGTAGTTTGGATGCAATGATACAATTATACGGTGATGACCTTAGAGTGTTGTGGATTGATGCTCATGCAGATATTAATGATTATAATAGCAGTATTACAGGTAATATTCACGGAATGCCACTTGGTTTTCATTTTGTTGGGACCAGTAATATTATACCGTGGAGAGATACTCAAAAAAGGTTACAACCACACCAATTATATTATTTTGGTATTAGAGATTTGGATACATTTGAATCAAATCTTATTACTATGTATAATATTAAACATACAAATACTCTTAATGATGATATCGTAAATTATATTACAACTGCACCGAAACTTATGATCAGCTTTGATGTAGATAGTTTAGACCCAGAATATGTTGATTCTACTGGGACTCGTGCTGCTGGTGGTATACGACCATTTGATATAAAGAGTATTATGAATATGGCGAAAAATCTGGTCCATATTGATATTACTGAATTTAATCCAATGATCGGTGATAAGGATAAGAGTATGATAGCAGTGAATGAATGCTTTAATATAATTTCATAATATAATACAACGCATACCAAGGTGGCATATTTTCGTGTCTCGTTTGTGCATAATATGTAACTATATCAGTCCCGGTTACTTTCCTTAAATTATCCCTTGTGATTAAATAATCCCAGTTAAATGCGCTTGCGTCTACCACAATATTACTCAGAGAATTATGTGTATATGTTGAAATTGGATGTTGAGCTTCCGTCTGAGGAGATATATTTATTTCTGATAAAGCAATATAGTGCAGTTGAGCATGCCATGGCTGTGATGATAAATCAGGTATTTTTGATTTTTCACTTTCAAAATCAGCTTTTGTAATTCGATAATTATCATAATAAGCTTGTTCACCTCCACTTTTAAGATTTTTTATGTCATAACTATAATTCATATAAAAATTAACTGTATGAAAATGTGATGGTAAGTGTTCTTTACTTAATAAGACTGATTCCTCTCCACCTTTTTCATTTATTTCATGTATACCTAACGGTTTTTTATCAACCAGAATCCAGTCAAGTTTATCATTTGTATTTTCTGAGGAATAATTTTTTATTGAATTTTCATGTAAAATAAATCTACTTGTTAAATTAGGTGTTGTTACAATAGGATTGGTATTATTGTATTTATCATTATTCCAATATTTATTTCGTTCATCTTCAGTTACATTTTTTAAATTTAAATATTCACCAGTTGTATTACTATAATAATATGAATCGCCATTACATATCGCCCAACCATATGGCACTTCTGCTGCATGTGACGCCCATGGTATAATCATTCCTTTATAAAATAAATCAAAATAAGATAAATCATTATTTTTATTGATGAATGAAATCGGCTCGTCTTCCTCTGATTTTTTATTAATTATCAAATTACCATTAATAGTAACTGTTTCATGACTTTTTATTGTTTGTGGTGAGACAGTATCAATTGGTAAGTACAAATTAGTACCATTATCAATAAGAGTATTATTTGCAAGTTGTGCTAAATTTCTAATAGAACTAATATCGTAATTCAATTTACTTAATATTTCATTTTTGTATTGATCAGGTGTAAGAGTAAAATGATCTTTTGATTTATTAGTATTATTATAATATTTAAATATTAATAATATAATCACAATAACGCATAATATAACAGCTATCGTTTCTGTATCATTCATATTATATAATAATATAAAAATAATATTTATATATTATATTATAATGAAATATAATATAAAAGACTATCTTATTTTAATATTATTTATTGTAATCATATATTTATTATTTTTCCAAAAAGAAAATTTTACGATTGATAATGATAATACAGATAATTTATATAAAGATGAAATTAATAAACAATGTGATAAAATAACTGAAAATATTAACCATATATTAAAAGCTACATATGACGCAGTATCAAATGATGATAATTTCCGATTTCTTAATGAAGATATTACATTTAATAATATTACAGTGAATGATAACTTAAATGTTCAAAATAAACTATCATTAAATGGGAATATTAAAGTTAATAAAAAATATAATTATGATAATAATATAGTAACACCTTTAACTGAATTAAATGTCTTTCCAGATTATATGATAGTCGCATATAATATGATAGAATTGGGACAAGATGGCAAAACACAGAAAGCAACATATAACTTACCTCCTGGTTGGGTAAAATGCGATGGTACAGAATATTATACATTTTTTGACACTACTAAAAATAAAACTATTGGAGTTGTAAAAGACCCTCCAAGTGACACATTTAATATAGATACGGGAAAATATGACGGAGGTGACTCTAATGGTAACATTGACAATGTATATATGACATGTTACCATGAAAATATTGCAACTGAAACGAACGTTAATGATGTTAGACGAATTAAAACACCGGATTTGCGAGGTCGGTTTGTACGCGGGGTTGATCCGTCTATTAAAAATAATATAGATTCATTTGTTTATAAATTTAACCGCGATTCATGTAACTCGACTAATAATTTTCCAAATGATCTCATTACTGAACAACCAAATTGTACAGATCCATCTCCTACATCTCCATGCCCAGATGATATTATATTGAAGGCAAAAGGAGGTCAAGAATATGTTAAATTAACAGTCGATCAGATATCACATAATCATCTTACGCATATAGGTTTAGAATCAAACAGTGCTTCAACTGTATACGGTAAAGGTGGACAGCCCGATATTTCTACTATGATTAGCATAAACGAACAACCAAATTTTTTTTCATTTAAGTTTGATAATATTCTTAGTTCAATTAAAACTTATTACGTTATAACAACATCAGACTATTGGTATCCGTATGAAAAACATGATATACCACATCCAAATATTCCACCATATTATACATTAGTCTATATAATGAAAATTGCATCTGAAATAATACTACCATCATAAATTATTTTCGAATTGCCCGCACACCACATATATCATAATGCTATTATAATTTCATTATATAACATAAATTATAATATGGAGGCATATTATTATGCCCCTTATTTGTTTTTGATGGTTTTACATCAGGTGATCGTGCATAATCTGTTTCAATTGCATACCCAGGTGAGGCAAATTGTATTAAACCATTACTTTTTCTTGCTATTATATACCAATAAAAAGTAAATGCATTAAAATAATTATGCGCAGGATATTGTGTATATGTTTTACCCTTAGTTAATATCCCATTTGTATTTACAAAATCCCCACTATAACCAGATGTATCTGATCCCCGAGGTACAATATAAAACCCAGAACCCATGTAATTATCTTTATTATTTTCTGGGTGAGGATTATTATCCCCTGCCATTTGTGGATACCGACGATGATCAGCACTTGGATTATTTGGATCATAATCATTTCTACTGTTTATTACAAATGGTAATCCGTGATAATGACGTGGTAAATCAAAATCCCCTAATATTACACTTTCCGCACCACCTGTATTATGTAATGTATATTTATCTCTGGTATTATCATTTATTGCACCTAATACAAATTTGTCAATTAAATTTGGTACTACAATTGTTTCATAATTATTATCTTTAATATAATTATCAATTGTTACATTAGCGTTTTGCGCAAGTTTATTTAACTCATCATATGTAACACTTTTAATTTTATTAACATACCATGTTTTGCCATCGCATAAAACCCATCCTTTCGGTATTATCGTTTGTGTCCATATCATTACCATATATCGTGGATAAATATTAAATGTTTTATTTTCAAAATTATTAATGTCTTCTATTGTAATATTACCATTTACTTGTATGTTTTGACAAATTATATTATCTGGTTTTAATTCGTTTACAGTGATATCCTTCGCTGACAAATCATTTTTTGTATCAGGATTTGTATTTAATATATTTAATAAATTACCTAAATCATTTAATTTTGATAAATCTGCTTTAAATACATCATCAATTTGGTCTGCGACTTGTTGCGTAATAGAGGAGGCAGTAGTTGTTGGATCAGTAAATTTCTCTATATATTTTTTAAAAAATAAATAAACTATAATAATAACCATAAATATTATTATATAATCGCGCAATTCTAATTCCATATAATAATACTTATAATAAAAAATTTGATAAGTGTGGTTGTCGTAATTATATTCTCTATCACGAAGCGATATAATAGAGTGCGGACCGCACTTTTCATTTATCGCAACCAGTTTTGTTCGCTAATAATATTAGCTAACAAAAAAATTGAAAACACTCTCGTATTATTAATTTATTTCTTAATAACAAAAAAATTGAAAACACTCTCGTATTATTAATTTATTTCTTAATAACAAAAAAATTGAAAACACTCTCGTATTATTAATTTATTTCTTATTAAGAATCTCATCAAGATTCTTAATAACAAAAAAATTGAAAAATTAAATCTATAAACCATATTATTATAGCTTAATATGCCCGGAAAGAAGAAAGGAGCAAATAACACTCGTATGGTGTCTCGCAAGATCCCCATCGAGTACGCGTCTGACGGTCAGCACTACGCTGTAGTCACAGCAGTTCTTGGTAATTGCCACTTTAAGGTGAAAACCATCAAGAACGAAGACCATACCGCATCCCTTTGTGGAAAGGTCAAGAAAAGTGGACGTGTCATTATGAATGACTATGTCCTGATTGAGCCGACAGGGGATGCTCTTGACTGCAAGTTCAAGATTATCCACAAGTACCCAGCAGACCAGGTCAGGCAACTTACCAAGGAAGGACTCATTACTGTTGCAATTGATCCAACCTCCAAGGAGTACATTAAGAAGAAGGAGGATGAGGCAAGCAATGGATTTGTAATTGCTACCGAGGAAGATGAGCAAAAGATTGCCTATCAAGCGATGCTCAAGGGGAAGGATACTGACAAAGCGTCCCTTCGTGTCTATCAAGAGCAGGATGAGCTCGAGAACATCAAGGATACATTTGGAACGGATGATCTAGATGCCATTTGAGCGAAGCTCTAATTTGAGATAAGCTTTAATTTAATTTATGATACTGTACTATTGACTTAAATAATTGTTTTATATAGCTATCATTTAGATATTCATTAGATACCAAATTAGCAGGTATTCCATTTTTCATCATATAATCCAATCTATATTTGTTTATATGATTAGCATAATTTCGTATATATTCCATGGGTGTTATTTTCATTTGCATAAAACGATTTAATGTTTTTCTCACTAAATCTTTAGGATTAACTTTAATATTATTTAGTTTATGTTCACAATACCAGATTGACCATGCTAGACAATAACCACCAAAATCACCTGGTTTTTGATTATACTCATTTGTTTCATCTGACAATGTTTGGAAACCAGAAACAGGAAAATAACAACGTGGACTACAATAATTCATATCTAATCCTTTCGTTAAAATTTTTCCTAATTTTTTATCCATATCCCCATCCAATATAGTGGTGTTTCCATATGGATCAAATCTTTCAATCATATTGCGAGTAAAATCATAAAATACTAATCCAGCGTGTAAACCACCTTCAGGGAGTTTAATACTAAGAATTGCGAAAGAACATTTATATTTTGATTTATTTTTTGCAATTATTTTATTCATATAAGGATGAACCCAATAATGATCATTGTCATTCCATACAATAAACCAAGGGAAATTATTATAATGATATAATAAATTACTCGGAAGTTCTATATCATCATCCCATTCTGGTTCAATCTTACCATTATATAACGGCAAATAAATATCATCTTTATATTTTTCTTTAAGATATATACTGAAAATAGCCATATCGATAAAAGTTGCTTGGAACATATTTGTATGACTAAATGGTGCATCTAATATATTTATATTATCATTATCCGTATTAATAGGTAAATTATTAATATAATTTTGCCAATTTTTATCCAATTTATAAGAAATCTTTTCTGGGCGATATTTAAGAAATTTATGATATTTTTTAAAATCCAAATTAATAATCATATCGAATGGTGTTATTTTATCTTTGTTTAATTTTGTCCATAAATTAAAACGTTTCAATATATCTTTTTCTAATTTATAATCTCCTTTTCTTGTTTTCATTCTACTTTTTAATATAAAATGTCCCATTGTATCGCCATTACTATCTGTTTCATTAAAATCATGATTTATCATCGTATTATCATAAATATATCTAGGGATGGTATAATCACCAGTATTAAGACTTATTTTATATGCAATCATGAAAATATGGTTTCCGCTGACAGGACTATATGTATCTAATTTTTTACCTTTAATATCAACAATAAATCGTATAACATCCATATTATTTTTAATGATTGCCCCATAAATAACAGTATAACCCATATTATCAGACATATCAATAATATTCTTATCTTCTTTATATAATGTTTTTATAATGGTATATAATTCCTTTGAATTTATATGATTATTATAAAAAATATTAAAAAATGCCGGTTTTAATCTATAATTATGATAATTTAATTTTATATTTTTAATTACATATATTATATTTTCAAATGTCCCAAATGTAAATAAATT